TTGTTTACACTGGTGTGGACAGGTATACGTATCTGGGAAACAGACACAGTACAAGGCTGGCGTAACAGGAGTAAGTTGTAGGTGTGGCAAGCACTCATTAGTCCTATTGCTGGACTCGCTAAGACTTGGCTGAGTAATCGCCACGAGCAGTCACAAGCAAAACACCAAGCCACAATGCAGGTTATACAGAACACTGCTACGTGGGAACAACACATGGCACAGGCTAGTGCGTCCTCGTGGAAAGACGAGTGGTTCACAGTAGTCCTGAGTGCGCCTGTAATAGCAATTATGTGGGGCGTAGGTATGAACGATCTTGATATCATTGGTCGCGTAGGTATGGCCTTTGCAGAGCTAGACAGGTTACCTGAGTGGTATCAATATCTTTTGTACGTTGCAGTCACAGCCAGCTTTGGCATACGTGGTGCTGATAAGTTGATGCAACTAAAGGGTGGTAAGTGATGGCGGCTGGGTTTGAAATTCGGGGAAACGATGGCTGGCAGTGGTTAATTACCTTTGTAGCAGGAGGAAATCAAACAGGAATAGGCACGGGCCAATATGGAGTAAACTTAGCCGCGATTCGTGCCCTTAATGCGGCAATACGCGCGGAAAACAGGGCAGATAGACAGCAGTGCTGGGCAAACGGACACTTTGTAGGCGTAACGGGTAAATGTATTGAAGACCCGGAAATAGGCGTAGCAAAGGCACTAGCACAACTTAACGGGGATACACCTTTTCCTCCCGGCGACACTAGACGAGTACGCTTAGAAGGTTACGTTGCTAACCAATTTTACAGAGAGTGGGAAAACGCTGTAGAGTCTGGAGAAGGCTCTAGTATACAAGGTGTTATAGACAAGTACGGACAGTACTCAGATTTAATGTCTACTAACCCGTTTATAGGTGGTTTGTCGTTTAACATGGCTTCTGCGGATCAAATTTATGAGCGCATGATTCTAGGAGATAATGAGTGGGGAGCTTACGTAAAACTTTGTTCGCCTACTGTCACCACAAACTGTGTTGACCCTACAGCAATAAAAGATATCTGGGAAGACTTTGGTAGACACGTACGGGTAATATTTAAAGGACTACAGATTCCGGGGTTGCCTGATTGGTTGCCTCTTCCGGGTATTATTCGTATTCCTACACTTGGAGAAATATGGGATAAAGTTTCAGGAACTTGGAACGAAGAAGTTGATCGTCAAATTGATGAGTGTCTTGATGAGGATGCAGACGGTGATGGAACCTCCGATAATACTTACGACGAGTGCGCAGAGAGAATAAATCCCGCTGGTGTTATAATGGGGGGAATAGGGAACGCAGCAGAAGAAATATACAAAGAAACTTCACAAAAAATAAAAGACATAGTTGAGAAGGATCTCGAAGTTCCTTGTGCAGAAGACTTAGAAGCGTGTGCTGAAAAAACAAAGCAAGTAATAGGAGATATATTTGAAGGTGTCTGGGACTCAGCAGACCCAACTATGCCCGGAATCCCTGATTGGGTTAAGCTCATTATTATTGCCGGGGAATACGGCGATGACTTTATAAAAATTTTAGAAGGTCAAACTAATTCTGATATCAATGGCGACGGAGTTATTGGCCTCACACAAGAGCAGTTTGATTGTTCAACCATAAATAGAAATGGTGGGGTAGTAGAAAAAGAAGAGGACTGTGGTGCTTGTTTGCCTAATTTTGTAGAAGTTGATGGGCAGTGTACAGACTGGACAGACACGGGCGTAACTGCCGAAGAGTGTGCCGCAAAAAATAGGGAACATATACCAAGCACAGGAGCAGGGACTAATAGCGCATGTGGTGGGTGTTTGCCAGATTTTGAACTTAACGAAACTGGGGATTGTGTCGCTAGTCCTATTAAATGCGAAGGAAATCAAGTACTAAACGAAACCACTGGTGAGTGCGAAGACCCACCTCCAGACTGTACTCCGGGAGACCCGTGTAAAGACGAAACAGGAGCAAGTGGTACTTACGACGACAAATGTGACTGTATAGCAGACTGGATAAACTCTGGGCCTTCTAAACAAGACTGTTCTGCACTAGGTAAAACACACGTACCTGCTGACGCTGCTACTCAAACTCCTAGTTCTTGTGGAGCCTGTGAACAAGAGGGGTGGACTGATAAAGGAGCAAACGGAGAGTGTGTGGCTCCTCCAGAGCAATGTCAAGACCCTAACAGAAACACAAATGACGATGGGTCTTGTGCAGAAACTTGTGCTGATGGTAGTCTTGCTCCAGCATCGGGCCTTTGTCCAGACTCTACAACACAAGTTGATTGTACTCAACCTCGTCCGGGTTATACTCCTAGTTTTAATCCTGCGGATAACGCAGCACACTTTGAGTGGCAAAAGGCGTGTGGTGAAACACACTGTCCTGACGGATCTAAAAAACCAGAAAGCGGAATCTGTGGTGAACAGCCACAACCAACGTGTAACAATGGTGCAGTAAATGCTCCTGATTGTAACGACTGTGGAGACAATAGTACTCCCGATATGCACGAAGGTGGTGATTGTAATAAGCCTCTAAAACCACAACAGCCACAACCAACGTGTAACAATGGTGCAGTAAATGCTCCTAATTGTAACGACTGTGGAGACAACAGTACTCCCGATATGCACGAAGGTAACGACTGTACTAAACCACTGTTAGATCAGGATAGCGGAGGCTCTACTGGCTTAGTTGTAAACTGTGACGAACCAAAGATAGGTTACACTCCGTCCTTTGACTACGCATACAAAGCAAAGTGGGACGCCTACAGTGCTGAGTACGACGCAGCTTGCGGCACGGGGAGTTTTAACTGCAACTCCTTAAACAGGAAAACACGCGAAGATGGCTCTTGTGGAGAATGTTTGCCCGGATACGTCCTAGATCAAAACATGGACAACTGTGTTAAAGAGGAAGTGACTGTAACACCAACTGGAACTCCCACAGAAACACCAGAAACCGGAGGAGGCGCTAGTGTCGGTGGTGGTGCTGGAGGAGCCTTTAGTCCGTTCTTGGCTGGCATTACTTACACACCGCAGCCTGTGCCTGAGGTAATTCAACAGCCATCAGGAATGTTTACAGGGGCACAGCCTACGAGGAATACTAAGTTAGTTGGTGATAGTATTATTCAAAACCTATTTAAAGAGTACTTTGTATGACATATTTAAACTTAGTAAACAACGTACTGAGACGCCTCAGAGAAGACGAGGTATCCAGCGTCACTGACAACACCTACAGCAAGATGGTAGGTGACTTTGTTAACGACGCTAAGAAGATGGTAGAGGACGCTTGGGATTGGTCAGCACTTAGGACTACTCTGACGGTAACTACGTCTTCTGGTATTTTTAACTACGTACTCACTGGATCACAGAACAAGATCAAGGTACTAGACGTAATCAATGATACCTCAAACATCTTTATGCAGTACCAGACTCAACACTGGTTTAACGATAAGTACTTGAACCAATCACCGCCTAGTGGCGCACCTGAGTACTACACGTACAACGGTGTTGACTCTAATGGTGACACTCAGGTAGATATTTATCCTAAGCCTGACGGTGTGTACAGCTTGAGATTTAACTGTACGCTGAGAAACCCTGAGTTAAGCGCTGACACAGATGTACTGTTGATTCCTAATCAACCTGTAATACACATGGCAGTAGCTCTGTTAGCTCGTGAGCGGGGCGAGACAGGCGGCACATCAGCACCTGAGTACTTTGGTATTGCTGATAAGTTTTTGTCTGACGCTATTGCTATGGACGCACAAAAGCACCCCGAAGAAACCATCTGGTACACTCCGTAGGAGCCTGACGTATGGCACAGCCACTACAAAGCATCAACCTAGTTGCTCCTGCGTTCAAGGGTGTCAACACAGAAGACTCGCCGTTAGCTCAAGATCCGTCTTACGCTGACGTTGCAGATAACGCTGTGATTGACAAGCGTGGACGTATTGCTGCACGTAAGGGTATCGACGTTGTTACTACTGACAAGACTGAACTAGGTACTGATTACGTACACAAGATCCACTACTTCTACGATGACGCAGGTAACGAAGTAGTGTTTACTGCGGGTAACAACAAGATAATGACAGGGACAACTACCCTGACTGATGTTACTCCCGGCTCGTACACTATTACAGATAACAACTGGAAGATTGTAAACTTTAACGATAAGGCTTACTTCTTTCAGCGTGGGTACGATCCGTTGGTGTACGACAACGCCACAGGTCTTCGTACGTTTACTGTAGCTAACGGAACAGCTACTGCGGCTACTCTGAAGTGTCACGAGGCTCTGGCAGCTTACGGTAGACTGTGGATCGTAGACAACGCAACAGACACACAAACTATTTACTGGTCTGACCTGTTGACAGGCACAGACTTTACTGGTGGTTCCAGTGGTTCT